ATGGAGTGGACAAATAGTCAGAAACAGACATTTGACACCATACTTAGGGATGAGAGTCGCATCGTGATACCAATGTATGATGAGACTAAGAATTTGATTGGTTTTCAGGGTAGGGCACTGGGAAAATCATTCACTAAATATATCACCGTAATGTTAGACGATGAGGCACCGAAAGCATATGGACTCGACTCAATTGACAAAACCTCTACCGTCTACATTACAGAAGGTCCTTTTGACTCAACGTTCATTTGCAATTCGATTGCTATGTGCGGAGCTGATGCTGATATCAGTAGTTGGGGGATTAGCGATCCTGTTTGGATCTATGACAACGAACCACGCAATAGAGAGATTGTATCCAGAATCCAGCGTACAATCAACAACGGTGGAAGGGTAGTCATATGGCCAACAAACATTGAAGAGAAGGACATCAATGATATGGTTCTTGCTGGACATGATGTGATGTCTATGTTAGAATCAAACACCCACTCAGGTCTAGAAGCAAAGATTAAATTTAACAATTGGAAACGAGTATGAACAAGGGAATTAACGTAAAAAAGCGTAACGGGCGAGGATTTGAACCGCTTCTTCTTGAGAAGATGCATAGAATGGTAGATGAGGCATGTAATGACCTTGCAGGGGTCTCTGCGAGTCAAGTAGAGATGCAATCTGGCATTCAATTCTATGACGGTATTACAACCGCAGAGATTCAGGAGATTCTGATTCGTTCTGCTAGTGATCTGATTGACCTGGATCATCCTAACTATCAGTTTGTTGCAGCACGTCTTTTGTTGTTCTCTATTCGTAAGCAACTGTATGGACGCAGGCACGAAACTCCGAACCTGAAAGATCATGTGTCTAGTTGTGTTGAGAAGGGAGTATATGATCCTGAACTTCTAAATCTTTATTCTGATGAAGAGTTTGAAAAACTTCAATCATTCATTGATCACGGACGTGACTATTTGTTTACATATGCCGGATTACGACAGGTTGTCGATAAATACTTAGTACAAGATAGAAGTAGTGGTGTTCTCTACGAAACTCCACAGTTCATGTATATTCTGATTGCTGCTACGATCTTCTCAAAATATCCAAAAGATACTCGTTTGGATTACGTTAAAAAATACTATGACGCAATCTCAAAGCACAAACTCAACATTCCAACTCCCATCATGGCAGGAGTTAGAACACCACTTCGGCAGTATGCAAGCTGTGTTCTGGTTGACGTTGATGACACCCTCGATAGTATCTTTACTAGCGATATGGCTATTGGCAAATATGTCGCTCAGCGTGCAGGAATCGGCATCAACGCAGGCAGAATCCGTGGCATCAACAGTAAGATCAGGGGCGGCGAAGTTCAACACACAGGTGTTGTTCCTTTTCTTAAAAAGTTTGAATCAACTGTCCGGTGTTGTACACAAAATGGAATACGAGGTGGGTCAGCGACTGTCCACTTCCCAATCTGGCACCAAGAAATCGAAGACATCATCGTCCTGAAGAACAACAAGGGCACAGAAGACAACCGCGTAAGGAAACTTGACTACTCCATCCAGATTTCAAAACTTTTCTATGAGCGTTTCATCCAGAATGGAGAAATTAGCTTATTCTCACCGCATGACGTACCAGGTCTGTATGATGCTTTTGGTACTGATTCATTTGACGCTTGCTATGTGGACTATGAATCAGATCAGTCTATTCCAAGAAAGACTGTCAAGGCACAGGATCTTTTCCTTGACCTTCTGAAAGAACGTGCAGAGACTGGTCGTCTCTACATCATGAACATTGACCACTGCAACTCTCACTCGTCCTTCGTAGATAAGGTTGAGATGAGTAATCTGTGTCAAGAGATCACTCTGCCTACTAAACCTTTACAACACATTGATGATGAAACTGGGGAAATTGCTCTGTGTATCCTTAGTGCTATTAACGTTGGTAAAATTAGGGATCTTGAAGATCTTGATGTTCTTTGTGATCTTAGTGTTAGGAGTCTTGATGAACTCATTGACTTTCAAGGATACCCCGTCAGAGCAGCAGAGATTGCCACAAAGGCACGTCGTTCGCTAGGAATTGGTTACATTGGTCTTGCACACTATCTTGCTAAAAATGGAGTCAAATATGATCAACCAGAATCTTGGCAACTTGTTCATGACTTGACTGAGGCATTCCAATATTATTTGATTCAGGCAACAGTCAATGTTGCAAAAGAGAAAGGTGCTTGTGAGTATAGTAGCCGAACAAAATATGGCAATGGAATTTTACCAATCGATACATACAAGAAGGACGTAGATGAGATCGTACCAAATGAGCTTCACTATGATTGGGAGGGTCTTAGGAGACAGGTTCTGGAGTACGGAGTACGGAACTCAACATTGTCCGCACAGATGCCTTCGGAGAGCAGTTCCGTTGTGTCAAATGCCACAAACGGAATCGAACCACCTAGAGGATACTTGTCCATTAAAAAATCGAAGAAAGGACCGCTTAAACAAATAGTTCCTCAGTATGGAACTCTTAAGAACAACTATACGCTCCTCTGGGATATGCCTGGGAATACTGGGTATATTAATATTGTTGCTGTTATGCAGAAGTTCTTTGATCAAGCAATTTCTGGAAACTGGTCCTATAATCCGGAGCATTACGAAAATTCTGAAGTTCCTGTTAGCGTAATGGCACAAGATCTTTTGACTACATATAAGTACGGTTGGAAGACCAGTTACTATCAGAACACATATGACATCAAAACTGATGAGGTAGAAGAATCTACCGAGTCACTTGATACATTAATTTCACAGTTAGAAAACGCAGAGGAGGAAGAGTGTGAGTCTTGTAAGATTTAAGACAAATAAAGAGGAAAGACCAATGGTCGAATCGATGACCGTTTTCAACTCAGAGGAAGTTGACACTAAAAAACAACCGATGTTCTTCGGTAAACCACTAGGCATTCAGAGGTATGATTCTTACAAGTATCCAGTTTTTGATAAACTCACCACACAACAATTAGGTTATTTCTGGAGACCCGAAGAGGTTTCTCTCCAGAAAGACCGTGCAGATTATCAAACTCTTCGCCCAGAACAAAAGCATATTTTTACTTCTAATCTGAAGTATCAGATCATGTTGGATTCTGTTCAGGGTCGTGGTCCTGGTATGGCATTCATTCCATATTGCTCTCTACCTGAACTAGAGGCATGTATGGAGGTCTGGGGATTCATGGAGATGATTCACAGTCGCTCTTACACCCATATTATTAAAAACATCTATCCAGACCCTTCGGATGTATTTGATCATATTCTCACGGATGATCGTATCGTAGAGCGTGCCATGAGTGTGACTCAGGCATACAATGACTTTATCAATGCTGCACATCAATGGGATAATAGCAGTGACTGGAAGCACGCATTAGAAGATGTCCCCTACGCATTAGAATCAAGGTATGAACTCAAGCGCAAACTCTTCAGGGCAGTTGCGAATGTTAATATTCTTGAAGGTATTCGCTTCTACGTATCCTTTGCTTGCAGCTTTGCGTTTGGCGAACTCAAACTTATGGAAGGAAGTGCCAAAATCATTTCCTTGATTGCTCGCGATGAGAATCAGCATCTTGCCATTACTCAGAACATTCTCAACAAATGGAAGAATGGTGATGACCCAGAGATGGCAAAGATCATGAAGGAAGAAGAACAGTGGTTGATTAGCACTTTTGAGAACTGTGTTAATCAAGAAAAACTTTGGGCAGAGTATCTGTTCAAGGATGGATCTATGATTGGTCTGAATGATAAACTGCTTCAGCAGTATGTGGAATGGATTGCCAATCGTAGGATGAAAGCAATCGGACTCAAACCAATCTATGACATACCCGCAAAGAATAACCCACTCCCCTGGACGGAACATTGGATTTCGTCAAAAGGTCTCCAAGTGGCTCCACAAGAGACTGAAGTCGAATCCTACATCGTCGGAGGAATCAAGCAAGATGTCAAAGGAGATACATTCGCAGGATTCAGTCTCTGATCCTAGAAACGAGGATGACTATGATACATGGGAATATGGAACTGAACCTATTCCCGAGGATCATACATGGAAAAAAGAATCTTTAGAAGCATATAGGGAGGCAGCCAAAGCGGATGCCTTCCTTTTTGGTGACTATGATGGATACTCTGCCTACACTGAGAATAAATAAATCTCAGAATGATGAAATGATTTGGTAGATTATGAAAATCCCTGGACATTTGAGGGAGCCCCTTTTTTATCTGAGAATATTGACGATAACTTCGGTTTTGTCTATCTCATTACAAATCTCAAAAACGGTCGCCAATACATCGGAAGAAAATACTTCTGGTCAAATAGAAAGCCTAGAGGTAAATCTAGGAGAGTTAAATCTGAAAGCGACTGGAAAAAATACTACGGCAGTTCTGACGAACTTAACGCAGATCGTAAAGAGATTGGAAACGAATATTTCAGAAGAGAAATATTGAGTTTGCACAAGACCAAAGGTCAGGTAAA